TATACAGTAGTATAATCATAATCAAGATTATTTGCATTTAAAGAACTTAAAGAAGAAAGTTGGTCATCTCCCAAAATATCTTTGAGACTTACAGTCTTTCCAAAGAATGTAATCTTATAAGAATATACTGTATTTTTCCTCATCTCCACCCCTTCAAGTTTTACATATCCCGACTTAAAAGGAATATTATTTAGTTCAATAGAAGCACTTACCTTATTACGAGCATCAAATCCTCCACTTATATCAAAATTATAATAGTGTTTAAAAATCTTATTGTTAGTTTGTGAAGATGGTATCGTAAAGGTTTGAGTAAATTCTGTAAATATTTTAGAAATATCTTTTACATTTTGAATAGACTGTGTCATTGAAACACTTTCATCTTTGAATAAATCTATTCTTGTTCCCTCAATATAAACTTGTAATTTTTGCATTATTTAACATTATTTATTGTGTCAAATGCTTCTTCAAATGTCATTGTATATTCGATGAGTTTGTCATTTAATTGTGTTTTAAAACTCATCGTACTTGTTTTTAATTGTACTGATACTGGACAAGTATCTTTATATATCCAAACATACTCTGATAACATCAACTGTTCAAAATAAGTGTTTGCCCATTCAGGATAATATCCAGAACTTAACGTATAACTTTTTTTTCCATTTTTTGAAAACGTAGTTATAGGATGTGGATATGTGTCGTAAGTAGAATACTTAGGTCTAAAATAACTTGGTGTTTCTGCACTTGTATCTATGGTATTTCTTTGATAGGTTTCTTTATTAGTTTTTAATACCTCCACCTCTTTAGTAAAAAAATATAATTCTTGTATAGCTCCAAATTTATTAACGAACCATATTCTTGATGGAGTATATTTAGAACAAGCTACTCGTGTAATAGTACAGGTAGAACTTCGGAATGTTTCAGTTGTATCTCCTGCCAAAAATGAAACACTACCCTTTTCTTCACTTGTATTTAAACCAACAATCCATCCAGCAGTATCTTCAGGCATAAATATCTGATAGGCACCACTAGGATTTTTAGATAATAAAAAAGCATTAGTAGCTCCTTCAGGAATTTCCCAGTTTGCTCCTTCCATATAATCCCCATAACCCTCAAATCCATCATAAGCAACTGTATTTGTATCTGCACCATCATATTGAACAATACTACCTGTAGCATTAACACCATCATAAAAAGTAATTGCTCTTGATATAGCTACTGTTGACAAATTACCATAAGGATAACCTCCCACTTCCCACATCAAAGGCTCAATATAATCTCTACATAATTCAGCTATCTCAAATGTTACAGTTTCTGTTGCTGTACAAGTTTTAATAATTGTATATTCTAACACAGCATCTATCGTAAGCTCCATTTTAGCAGATACAGCAGAAGCTGGTGTTATTAATGATTCAAATCTCGGACTTCGTAAAGGTATTATTGCCATTATTTCTTATCGTTTAAACTATGTATAATTTTTTCATCAACATCTAAAATAAAAGCATCAAAAAATTTTTGAGTAAATGATTTTATTGCTTTATTATATGGGTCAGTAAAAAACATTGTAGCTTTTAAGCCAGATAAATAAATGCTTCTTGTCATCATAAATTGCATACTTTTTCTAGGTAAAAATCTTCCTCTTGCACCCCTTACACCTTTTATATTTTTTTGAATGGTCCACCTATTTAATGCCTTTCTTAATCCCCTACTCTTCATGCTACCAAATTGATATGGGCTGTTAGGTGCTTTTTGTACTCCTTTCCATTTTGCTTTGTCAGGTAATGCATTTGGGTCTGCTCCCTTTACTCCTTTGTCTACAAATAAACCATAATCTTCCATTATAAAATTTAGAATAGTAGAATCTTTGCCTTTAAGAATTTGATATTTTAAAGATTTATAAAGCTGACCAGTAGTTATCTTTTTTTTCCTTTTTAAATTTTTCCTTGCTAGTGTAATTACACTTTCAGCAAATATTGTAAGCTCTTTTTCTATTTGTTTAAATGTCATTTTAGCATATAGTTATATCGTTATAAATATCAATATCTAATGAAGCAGTCCATCCTGCTAAATTATTTTCAAACCTATCATAAAAAGGTTCTAAATTTGTATCGCCATCAAGTTGATACATATCTGTATATAAATCCCCTCTTTTTAATACTTGAATTAATTTATTTAAAACTCCTAATTGAGTATTCAAAACATCTTGTTCATTAGTATCTCCTGTAAAAATATCTGTAACCTCATTTTTAGATTCATTTACAATATCCATAGCCAATACACTTATATTGAATTTTAAAGTTTGGTCACCGACAACCACATTATTAATTAAAATATGTCCTAATGGAAAAATATCTTGTTTCCCTAAATTCACTTGACTTAAATCTCCTGTCGTTACGGTATTAATATTTTGGTCTTGTAATAATTGTTCTTTTATTGTATTGGTTAATTGGTAGTATCCTCTTATGCCTTGATTTGCCATTATTTAAATTTTTTTTTCATTTCCGTTGATTCAATTTCATTTTTTTCTTTTATAAAAGCTAACATCATAAAACATTTATGTATTCCTAGTTCAGTGATATTTTCAAGTCTTGTAACATCTCCTCTAGCGAGCTCATAAAGTGATTGATACCAACCCCATTTTGCTCCGAACTGAGATATTCTGTCAAGGCCTTTTTCTGACCCTTGTCCAAATATCTCCGCATAGTCTTTGATAAGTCTATTCCTAAAGTCAACAAAAAAAAAACTGAACTTGTGACTGCACTCATTGGCATATCTAAAATGTTATCTGCATTCTCTACATAATATTTATCTATAGAATATTTGTGTTTTAATTTAGCCGTTACTGGTCTGTATAAAACATTCATGGCTCGTTCTATATTATCCCAATCTCCAATATAAGTATCCAAATCAATATACTCTCCCAAACTCATTTCATCTAAAGAAGGATGAAAACCATATTCAACTTTATTTAAAATAAAATGCTTTATTAGTTTTGGTTTATCCTCAAACATATTATTTAAAAGTGATACCACTTCTTCGCTATCATTATATTTCATTCCATATACATCTTCAAGATTTACATTACAAAAAATATGAATCATTTGAGCCTTTAATAATCTTGTTTCTGTTTTATTATCTAATAATTTTAAATACTTTTTATATGCCCTTAAAGTAATATCATCTAAACTGGTAGGAACTTTTAATTTTATATTCATAATATTATAACGATTTAATTGAAAATTTTTATAATACAAATTAATGAGAAATTTTAACATAAAAAAAGGGGACTAGATAAACTATCTAAAATCCCCTTGAGCCTTTTGTTTTAAAAAGCTACCAAACAATTAATAAAAACCTAATCTCCTGTCTCACTTGTCCCTTTGTGTCTCACATATAATTGTAGATTTAATTTTTCTATCTCCAATAATGCTTTGTTTTTTTCATATCTATATTTGCTAATAGCATCCTTATATATTTTTAAATCAGATTGTGTTCTAGCTATATAAATTGAAACTTTAAATAATGCCTCATTTAATGCTTGTAATTCTTTATGGTTAGGTTTTAATTTAATCCACTTTTTAATTATATCATTACAAAGTTGAATGTTACCATAATATTCTAAGTCCAATAAACCCTCTGTTTTATCCATCACAAAATTTACAATATAATCCTTTCATAATCACACGATTTTTGCATTTCTTACAAAGTTTTATTTTAAAAATCTTTTTGCACAAATATCTAACCAACCACATTATGGCTTTATAATATCTAAATTATATTCATCAGCCACATAATTAATATGTTTTTGAGTAGTTGTACTCCACCAACCTAATTGAAATAATTTTCTTCCTGTTATAATACCCACCCTAGTTTTATAACTATAAATATCATCCCCTACTATTTTAAGATTTTCTTTGTATTTATCTAACGTATAAAGTTTTTGCATATACAAATATACATATTAATAATTAATTATTAACATTTTTGTTAATATTTATTGTATAGTATATTTACCAAAATTAGGTCTGCTTAATATAGAATAAGTGGCATATCTTGTTGGGTCAATAATATGATTATCTTTGTCTACAGGGATATTAGTCAATCTTCCTGATTTATCTTCCACCCATTTATAGTTTCTAAATTCTTGAATAGCATTATTTGAATCAGATAATATATGAATCTTATATCTTTTAAGTAAATCAATTTACCGAATCCTTTCCTTTCATACTTGGAAAAATATTATGACCCATTACTCTCAACTCATTTATAAGTCTAGGCTCGGCACTATCTGCATAAATAGGATTTGTATTTAAATTTTCAGATAATAAAAATTTATGTATATCTGTAGTTGTCATTTCTGTTTTATATAAATGTTCCTTCACATATAAATTGTGTTCTAAAGTATATACAGAAACCAAAGTGGTTGGGTCGTTTGTATATCCAAAGTCCATTCCGTATGCTATTAAATTTGCATCTTCTGGAATTTTATTAATCTCTACATAACTAAAAATAGTTCTTCGACTTGCTGCTCTTTCTCCAAGACCATAAATTTGCCAATACTGTTCATCTGTTTGTTTTAATCTTTCAATCTCTAATTTAATTGCATCCTCAATAAATGGATTATCTAAATAAGTAGTTTTAAAAAAATCACAATCTTTTCGACTAATTACTTTGTCATATATCCAATGATATTCATCAGAAGGATTAAAGTCAATTATGATTCTTTCTTGTGTTCTGAATATAAGCTGTTGCCAATCTTCCCAATATAATTCATTAGCTTCATT